TCGCAAGCCGCGCTTGCGCGGATGCTTGGCGTTCGTCAATCGAATGTTTGGAACTGGATCAATCGGCAGAACTCGCGAGGCATACCGCCGCAGTTCGTTATAAAGATCGAAATGGAAACAGGCATTCCGCGCCACGAGATTCGGCCTGACGTTTTCCCGGACGAGACAAACGCTTGAGCAATTTTACGATCATCCCAAACGAACTGATCCGCGACCATCGTTTGACGCTGATCGAGACTCGGGTTCTGATGGCGTTGTACTCGTTCCGCGATCCGAAAAGCACTCGCCCGGTTTGGCCTGGACGCGAGGCGATTTCGGAGCGGTGCGGGTATCATCCGAACGTTATCTCTCGAACCACTACATCGCTAGAAGCGAAGGGATGGATTCGGAAAACGAGAAGGGGCAAGAAGCGGTCGAACATTTATGAAATCGTTGGTTTCGATGACCTAACCGAACTGGTAACGTCAGATGAGAGTGACCTAACCGAACTGGTTAGGTGTGACCTAACCGAATCGGTTACATCCATAAGAACAGACCAATTAACAAACCAATATATGAATATTAGGAATAATAGCGATGAAAATCTCAACAAGTCAGCGGCGGGTCGAGCACGACTTGCCGAAGAACGAATTGCCCATAAGGTTAATCGCTAGGTTTTGGACTCGGATGGCAGAAATCTACGGTCACAAATGGGTCTCGCAGTTCGGAGAGGTCTGCGACCTTAACGGCGATCTGTCGAGCGCGGCGCAAACATGGTCACAAGGTCTGGCAAGCATCCCGATGGAGAATATCAGCGAGGGATTTTCGACTCTTGTGAAGAAGGGTGGGGAATGGCCACCGAGTCTTCCGGAGTTTCTGGCGATGTGTCAGCCGGAGAAACGTCTGGCGGCGTATCACAAGATCGTGAAAGCGTTACCCGCTCCGCCGGTCGATCCGCAACTGGTGGAAGATTCTCTGGCCCAAATAAGAGCGATCTTGAAAGGCTCAAACTTTTCGCGGCCCGATCAATCTGGCGCGAACGAAAAGAACTCACCCCAAGCGGAAAATGGACTTGGGGCGAATGGTTCCACAACCGCTTCGGTATAAGCCTCGATGACTTCGCCGAAGCAAAAAAACAGGAGAGAAGTAATGATTAGTAGCATTGTTAGTTGGAATGGCGTTTGCGTTTTGTTGATTGTGATGGCGTTCGTCGGATTGTTATCTGGATGTTCGACCTTCGTATCGCAAGAGATAGGCGATACCACTTACAGCGTTGGTATTTTTCTGGACAAAGAAGTAAAGGAATTTGAGTAAGTGACGGAGTTTTTCATTGGGTTTATCATCGGCGGCGGCACGGTTATTCCGATTGTGTGGTTCGGTTCGATGTCAATTTCGGGAGTGTTTTGATGATTGATTTGAGAAATAAGTTTTGGGGCGGGTTTCTTGCTCTTGGTCTGATTTTCGGTTTGCAAGGTTGCATCCAAGTCGGCGCACCGTCAGCCGGTGTCTGTTCTGGCACGGAGTGCGGAACCCACGACGAAAGCAACAACTCGGTCGATAACAGCAACAACGAAAACCAGAACGCCGTTTATTGATGGGGAAGTCGCCCCTCATCGTCCGAAAATCATCAATCCTTGCGGCGAAAGCCGTTGGATGGTGAGGGGTGACCAACTCACGCAACAAAGGCAGATCTGGTGAGCAGGAAATTGCTCGCACCCTGCGCGACGAGTTAGGGCTTGAGGTTACGCGCAACTGGCAACAGCAAGCCGCTCAAGGCGGTGTTGATATTATTGGCGTTCCCGGTTGGGCGATTGAGGTCAAGCGAGCGAAGCAATGGAGCAACGAATGGTGGACGCAGACGGCGGCGCAAGCCGCGCGAACAGGTGATGATCCGGTGCTTCTGTACCGACTTGATTACAAAACTTGGCGCGCCCGGTGCTGTGCTTGCGCTGTCGGTCTGCACCACTTTCCGATAGAAATGGACTTGATGGATTGGATCACACTCGTGAGGGAGAGAATGAATGCCGAGGAGAGAGGATAAAGGGTTAGTTATTCACAACCCGCCTTGCGACAAATGCGCGTATGAAAAGACCTGCATTATTGAGTGCCAAAGTTTCACCAGTTACGTTTACTGGGGAAGAACCACCGCGCCGCCTAAATTAAAAAATGAAAACAGAACTCGTTAAAGCCGATACGCTGATTCCTTACGCTAGGAATCCTCGAAAGAACAGCGCGGCGGTGGATAAAATCGCGGCGAGCATTAAGGAATTCGGATGGCAACAGCCAATCGTTGTTGATAAAGAAAACGTAATAATTGCGGGTCATACGCGATTGCTCGCGGCGCAGAAGTTAGGGATTGAAAACGTCCCGGTTCACGTTGCCGATTTAAGCGAAACGCAAGCGAAAGCCTACCGCCTCGCGGATAACAGATTATCCGAAGATGCGGATTGGGATATAGAGATGCTTGGTCTTGAGATTAGAGAACTCGATGATCTTGGCTTTGAATTAGATTTGACAGGGTTCGATAACACCGAACTGGCGAACCTCCTGATTGACCCCGACTTGGGGGAGACAGACGAGGATGCTGTACCGGAGCCGCCAGAGGAGCCAATAAGCAAACCGGGCGACCTTTGGATATTGGGCGAACACCGATTGCTGTGCGGAGACAGCACGAACCTTGAGGACGTCGAGCGTCTGATGGATGGGGAACAGGCCGACATGGTGTTTACCGATCCACCTTACAACGTCGACTATTCAGGCCTCGGGAGTAACAACCTCGGCAAAATAAAAAACGACTCAATGTCGGACGGTGACTTTGACGCATTTTTGCGTGATGTCTTTGCAAGTTACGTCGCCTCAATGAAGCCACTGGCGAGTATTTATGTCTGTCATCCAGATTCGCAAAGCGCACCAAAGATTGGTTTTGAGAGAGCATTTGCTGACTGCTTTACAAAGTCCTCAACGATCATTTGGGTAAAGCAGAGTGCCGGGATGGGGTGGCAAGACTACAGATGCCAACACGAACCGATTCTCTATGGGTGGAAAGCAGGCAGAGGCAAGCACCAATTTTATGGTGACCGGACTAAAACCACGGTGTGGAACGTCCGGCGCGATGCCCAAGCAGGCTACGTCCATCCAACTCAAAAACCTGTGGCGTTGGTCGAGGAGGCGTTGTTTAACAGCAGTAAGGGAAGCGACGTCGTCCTTGACCTCTTTGGCGGGAGTGGTAGCACGTTGATCGCTTGCCAGAAGAACGGACGCAAGGCGAGGCTGATGGAGTTAGACCCGAAATATTGCGACGTTATTGTGAAGCGGTGGGAAGATTTCACAGGGGAGAAAGCAACCCTTTGGCAGAAAGAGGCCGCTTAATTTTGCGCCATGAATGAACCTAAAAAGAAACCGGGCAGACCACCAGTAGAAATAGACATCGAACAAGTAGAAAGGCTTGCGGCTATTGATTGCACGGAGCCAGAGATCGCGGCAGTTCTTGGCATTGATTACGCGACTTGGAAACGGCACAAGAAAAAGAACCCAGATCTTGCGCTTATAGTCGAGCGCGGGAAAGAAAACGGTAAAGCATCACTGCGCCGCCTGCAATGGAAAACCGCGCAAGAAGGTAATGCGACGATGCAGATATGGCTAGGTAAGCAACGCCTCGGACAGCAGGACAAAAAACACATTGAACAACAAAATCTGGAGCCTTTAATCATTGTCAGAGATACGACTGACGAGAGCGCAGACGAGAGTATTCGACAGTCCGGAGAGGTTTCGGGTTCTGGTAGCGGGTCGGAGATTCGGAAAGACTTACCTCGCACTCACTGAATTGCTCCATGCTTCAATCTCCAAGCCGGGGTCGATCAACTGGTATGTCGCGCCGACCTATCGGCAGGCGAAGCAGATCGCGTGGAAGGCTCTCAAAAACATGATCCCGCCGTCACAAGTCCAATCGACTAACGAGGCTGATCTATCGATGGAGTTAAGCAATGGAACCCTCGCCGCGCTTCGTGGTGCTGACAATTACGATGCTTTGCGTGGTGTCGGCCTCGACTTTGTGGTTATGGACGAGTTTGCCGATATGTCTCCCGACGCATGGTTTGAGGTCCTACGCCCAATGCTTGCAGACAAGCAAGGCCGTGCACTCTGGATTGGCACACCAAAAGGCTATAACCACTTCCACGACCTTTATCGATACGCCCAAGACACCGACGACTGGGGCGCGTGGCAGTTCACGACAGCGGAAGGAACGCGGGTCACGAGCGACGAGATAGCCGCCGCGAAGAGAGATATGGGTGAGCGTGAATTCCGGCAGGAGTTCATGGCGACCTTTGAATCTCTTGCCGGTCGGGTTTACTCGAACTTCGACCGCGATGAGAACGTGGGCGATCTTTCAGATCACGGCGGCACGTTGTTGGTCGGCATGGACTTCAACGTCGATCCGATGACGGCGGTTCTGGCTGTCCGGGTCGCGGACCAGTTGCACATCATCGACGAGATCGAACTGGGAGACAGCAATACCGAACTGATGGCGGGCGAGATCAAACGGAGGTACAAGAACCGCCCGGTGGTGGTTTACCCCGACCCATCCGGCAGGGCGCGAAAGACCTCAGCCCCTGTCGGTAGAACCGATTTTGCGTTATTATCCAACGCCGGGTTCGATGTACGCGCACCGCGTCACGCATCGCCTGTTGTTGATCGGATAAATACCGTGCAGGCCGCGCTTAAAACAGCGGACGGTCGGCGGCGTTTATTCATCAATCGAAATTGCAAAAACTTAATTCGCGCACTCGACGGATTGACCTACTTGAACAACCAACCCGATAAATCGGGCGGTCTTGACCACATCACGGACGCGCTTGGCTATCTCATCATGGGCGAGATGCCACTGCGTAAACATATCGAACCACGACAACCAACCCGGTGGAGTTAATGGCAAACGAGCATATAACCCTGACTGGTGCTACCTACGACCTACACGCGGCAAGATGGGAGTTCTTGCTTCGTTCCTACATGGGAGGCGACGATTATCGCCGAGGTCATTATTTGACCAAATACAAACTCGAAAGCGAGCAGGATTATCTCGACCGCCTCGAACAAACCCCGCTAGACAATCAGGTTAAGAACGTCGTGCATATCTACTCGTCGTTTATCTGGCGAGAGAATCCAGTGCGCGAGTATGGATCGATTGAGAATGACCCGGCCCTTCAGCCCTTCCTGATGGATGCCGACCACGATGGGCGCTCGTTCAACATGATTATGCGCGAGGCGACTATCTGGTCGAGCGTGTACGGTCATTGTTGGCTTCTGCTCGACAAACCGACGATTGAGGCCGCGACACGCGCCGAAGAACTCGCCGCAGACATTCGCCCTTACCTCACGCTTATCACGCCTGAAAATGTGTTCGATTGGAAATACGAACGGCAGGCATCCGGTAAATATCTGCTGACCTATCTTAAAGTGCGGGAGATGTCCGAGCATCCGCTCAAGATAAACACCGATTTGCTGAAACGCTCGTTCCGCGTTTGGACCCCTGACACGATTGAATTGTGGGAAGCCGACAACGAGCATGAGCCGGTACTGGTCGAGCGCATTGATAACCCGCTCGGCATGATCCCGGCGGTTTGCGTTTACGCGCAACGCTCACCGATTCGCGGCATCGGCGTGTCCGACGTGGCAGACGTGGCAGACATTCAGCGAGCCGTCTACAATGAACTTAGCGAAATAGAGCAACTGATTCGCATATCTAACCACCCATCGCTTGCTAAGACCGACAGCACGGAAGCAAGCGCAGGAGCGGGTAGCGTGATCCAGATGCCAGACGATCTTGACCCTGGCCTTACGCCTTTCTTGCTTCAGCCTAACAGCAGTAACCTCGACGGCATCCGCGCAAGCATCGAAGACAAGATCAAAGCGGTAGACCGCACGACGCATCTGGGCGCGGTTCGCGCAACCGAGAAGCAACCCAAAAGCGGCATCGCCTTGCAGACCGAATTCCAAATGCTGAACAGCAAACTAAGCGAGAAAGCCGATCTGCTAGAACTAGCCGAGGAACAACTGTGGACGATCTGGTGCGCGTGGCAGAACCGCGAATGGGACGGGATGATCGATTACGCTGATTCATTTGATCTGCGCGATTATTCGAGCGATCTGCAATTCCTTCAGATGGCTAGGGCGAGCGGTATTCAGTCGGATACTTATCTCAAATCAATCGATAAGCAGATTGCCGCTTTGGTTATTGACGATGATAGCGATCTATCAAAAGCCAATGCAGAGATTGATTCGGTGAACACCGTTGGCGTGTTTGATGATTCACTTCAGATATACAAATATCACATCGACAGCGAGATCGTGACCAAAAACGAGGTTCGCGATTCTTTGGGTCTTGAGCCTACTGCTGACGGCGATCAACCCGCTAGACCGCAAGTTGCTCCTGATTCTGCGATAGGCCAATTCGACACGGGTTTGCCGGTTGGCTAGTGCCGGTGACGTTCTTAGGGCGCAACGCGCTCAAGAGAAAATCGTCGATAACTTGGACGAGAAGCACAGCGTCCGATTGCAGGGTGTTCTCGATAGGCTTGAGGATGAAGTCGAAAAGATAGTTGGCGCGTCTGCATTAACGCCATCAGAAGCAATCGCCAAGCGTGTAGAAATCGAAGCCGCAATGCGCGGAACCTTTCTCACATATGCGGATGAAAGCGTTAGGGAATACGACGATATCGCATCCGGCGTTGTGAAAATGATGGAGCGCATCGGAGCATTAGAAGGCTTCGTTGCGGGTGATGCCGAAGTGATAGCGCAACTAAAGCGAATCGCTTTCTCTGGTTATCAAGACATCGGAGCACGTTTCGTTGATACGCTTGCTAATGGTCTTTATCAAAACGTGTTAGCAGGAAGGCCAAGAGCCGAGATCGTCAAGGAAATGAAAGAGGCGATAAATGGAGTATTTGTTAAAAGCGACGATGCCGAAGCGCAAAGGCTTATTGAATTCATTAAAGAGAATCAATTTAATCCCGATAAGTATGATGAAGTGCAAGAAGCAACTGAATTATTGAGAACTCAATATGCTAGGGCCAAGCCTTCGATGAAGACTAAGACAGGGGTCAATCTGCGCCGATATGCTTATCAGCAAGTCCATGATTCGATAATGCAATTCAACGGCTCATTCACTCAGGCTAAAGCGCAAGAGGCAGGTCTTAGCCACTATCAATATTTTGGCTCGCTTGTTAGGGATTCGCGCCCGTTCTGCCAAGAGCACGTCGGCGAAGTTATGAGCGAAGAACGAATACGAGAACTTTGGGGAAGCGAGGATTGGGCCGGTAAAGCGCCGGGCGATCCTTTCGTTGTTCGGGGCGGCTACAACTGCCGCCATCACTTTATTCCGGTCGATCCTGACTGGATAACTTAGGGGCTATCAATGAACGAAGAAACAGGCGAGATGATGGAAAACCAAAATGAAACACAATCGACGGAGCCAAGCGCGGAGCCGCAAAGCGTCGAAAATGAAAAGGTATTCACGCAAGCAGAAGTCGATGCGCTAATCAAGAAGCGGCTCGATAAGAACAAGCGCGAATTCGAGCGCAAGTTTGACGGCGTTGATCCTGACCAATACCGCAGTTGGAAGCAGGAGCGCGAGGATGCCGAGATAGAGCGGCAGAAAGAGCGCGGCGAGTTCGAGAACGTGCTAAAGCAGATGTCGGAGAAGAAAGACACCCGCATCAACGCCCTGCAAGAAGAACTGCGCCGGGTTAAAGTAGACGGCGCGTTATTGTCAGCCGCAAGCCGGGGTAAGGCGATTAATGCGGAACAAGTGGCGAATCTATTGCGATCCAATGTCAGAATGACGGATGACGGACAAGTCGAGGTCGTGGATAACAGCGGCGTTACTCGATATAGCGAAGATGGTTCCGCGATGACTCCTGACTCGCTCGTGAATGAGTTTCTTTCTGGCAATCCGCACTTCGTGGCGGCTACCCCATCCGGGGCCGGGTCAAGATCATCTATCGGCGGCACAATGCCAAAGACCAACTTAATGGATATGTCGCACGAAGAGTATGCCGAGTGGCGAAAGCAAAATCTGAACCGCAACAAAGGCTATATCAAGATGCGTTGACGCAGAATATTTTTTCTGTACAATCGCAAAGATCAGACCGCGCTGTCTCGCGGGTTAGGTCAGACCGACTGACTTGAATTAATCGGGGCGGTTGCTACCGTGGGCAACCTTTGTAATCACGGGTCATCAATCACCGTTATTACATTGGGAGGCCATTAATGGCATCAAGCACCACGACTACGCTCGACGATCTGTTTGTCAACATCGTCCGCGAAGCAATTTTCACCGCGCAGGAGCAATCCCTCGTGCGTAACCTCGTCACCGTGTACGACATCGGCGCGGATGACGGCAAAGCGATCCAAGTCCCGATTTACCCCGAAGTGAGCGCGTCCGCGCTGACCGAGGGTTCGGACATGTCATCGACGGCTGTTTCCACCTCAAGTGCCACGATTACCGCAGGCGAAGTGGGTGTGCAGGCCGTTCTGACCGATCTGGCCGCTCGTTCTTCTTCCCGCGACATCGCCGCCGACCTCGGTCGAGTGCTTGGCGAAGCCGTTGCCAAGAAGATGGACCAAGACCTCATCGCCCTCTTTGATGGCTTCTCGGCCTCTCTGGGAGCCACCACTACCGAACTGACCGCCGCGCATATCTTCAATGCCGCCGCTCAGTTGGACAACGCGAAAGCACCGGGCCGCAAGTACGCTGTCCTTCATCCCTATCAGGTCTACAACCTGAAAGCCAACCTGACCAACACCTTCGCTAACCCGAACGGTGGCGACCTCCAGAACGAAGCCATGCGTAACGGCTACGTCGGAACGCTTGCCGGTGTGGATATGTTCGAGTCTGCGAACATCACCATCGACGGTTCTGGTGATGCCAAAGGCGCGGTGTTCGTGCCGCAGGCTCTTGGTCTGGCGATCAAGTGGGATGTGAACATCGAGCCACAGCGCGATGCGTCCATTCGCGGTTGGGAACTCAACGCCACGGCCTGTTACGGCGTTGCTGAGTTGAAAGACAACTACGGCATCGAGATGTACTTCGACGCGGGTCTCTAAACCCAACTAAAACGCGGGGTGCGGAAACACTGACACCGCGCCCCGCCCCTTCGGGGATTTAACGAATGGCAATGAGCGCAGACAGCGATCTGGTTGAACTCCAACCGGATATCCTGACTTACGGCATCAGCGCATTTACCGACGAACACGCGAAAGCGCAAGCGGACATCGAGCGGGAACTGCGAATCAGATGGTGGCCTTTCCGCAATATCAGCGGGGAGATGAATGCAAGCCTCCTGACCGAATCACAGTTCACCAGAGCCGCCGCTTATCGGGTTCTCGGTTGGTACGCCCTGCCCCAATTAACTCGATGGGAAGCCGACGGCGGTGAAGATCGCTATCAGCAGATGATGAAGTTTTACCGATCCGCTTATGACGATGAGATCGACAAAGTTTTAAAGGATGGAATTGAATACGATTCTGATGAAGATGGCTCAATAGTCACATCGGAGAAGCAACCACTGCACTTTGGAAGATTGCAAAGATGAATGTAAGCGTCTCGCTTGATGACAAAGAAATCAAGGAGATGATTAAACGCTTCCCTCAAAAGATTGAGAAAGCATCTAGGACGGCGATATTAAGGACAGCGATATTTGCAGAGTTAGCAATTAAGCGCAGAACGTTATCAGGAAAATCAAGCGCAGGCGGTTCGTTTACGCCTTATGCAAAAAGCACAGATAGATCAAGAAGGAAAAGAGGAAGACATACCGGGCGGGTGGATTTATTTGATAGCGGCGAGATGTTTGGCGCAATTAAATCGAGAGCAAAAAATCCTTTCATCGGGCAAGTTTATTTCACAAGCGTAGCAGAAGGACAGAAAGCAATGTGGCATCACCACGGGCGAGGCAACTTGCCTGTTAGAAAGTGGTTCGACATTGCCAAGAGCGAAGAACCATTAGTGATAAACATATTTAGAAACGAATTCATAAAGCAAATGGCTTTTGCTAAAGCATGAGCAAACGAGAAGACATTGCCGCAAACATTGTGACAGTGCTTGACGCAATGTCATCTCCAACGCTGAAGAAGATCACCCGTGATCCTTTTCAAGCGGACGAATTATCGGATCAGCAGTTTCCGTCTTGTTGGATATCGACAAGCGCAGAAACGCGAGAAGATACGACGATGGGAAATACCACTCGTCAGGGAACGATTGATTATGTCATCGTGGGTTATGTCAAAGGGTCAGGCATCGACACTTCCAGAAACGAACTTATTGAAGGCATCGAGGAAGCACTGGACGCAGACAGAACTCGCGGCGGCAACGCCCTCAACACGGAGACCGTTTTGGTCGAAACTGATGAAGGGCTTTTATTCCCGGTCGGTGGTATTCGGGTCACTGTCCGAGTTACCTACGACTTCACGCAAGGAGCGACTTAATGGTTAAACCGATTGAAATGGAACTCAAAGGCACGGTGGTTATTGTCCATCCTGCCAAAGAGAAAGAAATGGAAGCCAAAGGATGGAAACATCGTGGCAAGCCAGTAGCACGGGCAAAGGTTGCAAAGCCAGAGCCTATCATCAACAAGCCAAGCGACGAGGAATAAGTTAAATGGCAACACATCACGGAAAAGACGGCACCTGTAAAGTCGGGGCGAATACGGTTGCCGAAATCAAAAACTGGTCTCTGGACGAGTCTGCTGATACGGTCGAAGATAGCGCAATGGGGGATTCCTCCAAGACGTATCTCGTCGGCATGACGGACGCGAGCGGCACGATCACTTGCCATTGGGATGAGACCGACACAACCGGTCAAGAAGCAATGACGATTGGTTCAAGTGTCACGCTTAACCTGTACCCCGAAGGAGCGGACACCGGTGACACCTATGCGACGATGACTGCGCTGATTAACAGCGTGGGCGTCAGCGTCGATATGGGCGACATCATCGAGCGTTCATTCGGCTTTCAAGTAACTGGCGGCGTAACTTGGGGAACCGCGCCCTAACCGATAGGAGAGATTAAATGTCAAACGGTGCTGAACTTCTCGCTAGAGCGAAAACACACTGGCGGGATAAACTCGTCGCGCCTATGGGGTCGGTGGTGGTTTCCGAATGGGATTCCACCATCTACTTCAAGCCGACGACGCTTGCTCAACGGAATCGGATTTTTAAATATGTCAACGATGGCTCACTTGAGTCGCTCGTTGAAACTTTGATTATCCGGGCGCTTGATGGCGATGGGAAAAAACTGTTTAACAACAATGACAAAAAAGCATTGATGGAGTCAGTCGATCCCGACGTAATCGTTCGCGTGATTAACGCCATGAACGAAGAACCAGAAACAACCGTGGAGGACGCAAGAAAAAACTCAGAAGCGGCGACGAAGAAATCATCCTGATATTCAGACTTGCCGAGCATTTGCACAAAACGGTCGGGGAACTGACCGAAACAATGACAACGGACGAGTTGACCTACTGGGCTTGTTGGTTCGAGTGGGTGGCTCAACAAAAAGAGATTAGACGCTGATGGCAGTTGCTGACGCAACAATCAATATAGTTGCACATGATAAAACGCAGAAAGCGTTTAAGTCTGTTGACCATAATCTCAATCGCACAAGCGATGCGCTTAAAGGTTTAGCAAAGCGTTTCATCTTCGCGGCGGGAGCGGCGGGCATTGGTGGATTTGTCAAAGGAACCATCGACGCCGCTGACCGTCTCGATAAACTTTCCAAACGTCTCGATATAGGCGTTTCGGCTCTTTCTGAATACGAACACGTTGCCAAAATTGGAGGCGTTAGTTTTGAAACGCTCACGATGGGTATGCAACGATTAACACGTCGCGTTGCTGAAGCCGCAGGTGGTTTCGGAGAAGCAAAAGGTGCGTTGAAAGAACTTAAACTAGATGCTTCTGAATTAAACAAACTTCCGCTCGATCAAAAATTTGAAGTCGTTGCGGATGCGTTGATGGGTCTTACAAGTGAATCTGACCGGGTTCGCTTGGCTATGAAATTGTTTGACTCTGAAGGCGTTGCTTTGATTCAAACAATGGAAGGCGGCGCAGAAGGCATTAGGAAAGTACGCGATCAAGCAAAAGAGTTAGGTTTAACCATCGACAAAGAAACCGCTACAGCGGCGGCTAATTTTAATGATGAGATGACTAACCTGACAGGCGCAATACAAGGATTGGCAAATGAAGCCTTGCCTGCTTTGTTGCCTTTGCTAACTAATACCGTCGAGGCATTTCAAAGCGCGATCAAATTTATAAAAGATTGGGCGACTGAATTAAAGTTTGTCGCTCTTGCATTAACTAATCTTTTCGTAATCAAAAGAATAATTACTTTGATTGCGGGAATGAAAGCGGCAATGGCAGGAGCCGCTGTTACTGCTAGAGTTTTAGGTGTTTCATTAGGGACAATTTTTGGAGGACTGCCCGGACTAATTGCAACAGGACTTGCGGCATTTTTTTCTTTCAGAACAGAATCAGATGAAACGACGGAATCAATAGACGATCAATCTGAAGCAGTTGAAAGATTAAGAAAAGCATATGGTGATTTAAATCTCGATCAATTAAAAGCAAAACAAACAGAACTTCAAATTGCTTTTGCTGATGTAGATGCAGTTCTAAAGATTTATGAAGAAGATCTTAAAGCGGCAAGAGAATCACAAGCAGGTTTTGCAGGAGGCACACACGGAGCCGCAAAAGCCGCAAAAGAATTAAACACTACGATAGTGCAAGGCAGTCAAGAGATTTTAGAACTCGAAGAAAAGTGGGCATCTTTAAAGGCGCAACTTGACGATATTGCAGATGCAATAGAAAAAGCAGAAAAAGCGCAAGAAGGCGCAACTGAAACAGTTAAAGATGCGGTGCAAGGATTAACTGAGTTTGACAAAATTGCAGTTGCAGTTGCATCCGCAATTAATCGAGTCAATGTAGAAATTGAGGAATCAAGAAAAGCAATTTCTGCTACGGATCAAGAATTAGTTGATTACTTTAAAACTTTGCAAGGTATTGAAAAAGAAAAATTTGACGATAAAGTTTTCAATGCAAAGAAAGTGGCATTGTTAGATGTAGCCTTGCAAGAAAATATAATAACTTTAGAAACATATCGAGAAGAATTAGAAAAACTTGGAATTGAAATCGAAAAATCTTTCCAAGAAAAAATGAAAGACGCCGCAAAAGAAGCGGCTGACGCTCTTAAAGATACAACTGCACAAGTTAAATCTTTTGTTGATGATCTTTCATCTGGAATTGCTAACGCTTTCAACTACATACTTTTCGAACAACGAAAACTTGCTTCAGAAGAAAAGAAAAGACATGGCGAAGCATTAGCAGATGCTAAAGAAAGATATGACGACGAAGTAAAACAACTTCAACAAATGCTGTCGCAAGGCGAAATTGATAACGCCGAATACAACAAGCGTCTCAAAGAGAAATACGACGACTATGTAAAAGAGAAAGTTAGCCTCGAAGAAGATTTTGCCGAAAAAATGAAAGGCATAAATAAATCAATCGGCGAGCAAATGAAAGACATTCTCGTAAATGCTTTCAAAAATGCTTTGCAAAGCATGATAGAGGCTTGGATCAAGTCAAAGATTTACGACGTTATTGCCAATGGATTTGGAGGCGGCGCAGGTGGTGGAGGCGGTATTGGTTCAATAATATCTTCTGCGATCAGCACAGTTGCCGGAGGTGCAACAGGCGGCACAGCGGCAGGCGGCATAGGCTCCTCGATTATGTCAGGTCTTGGTAGCATCGGAACCGCAATCAAAAGCGTCTTCAGCAGTATCACTTCGAGCATAACGGGAGCAGGCACGGCGGCGGGTAGCGGATTCGTCAGCAGTGTCGGATCGGCATTATCAGCCGGGGCCGGAATACTTGGCCCTCTGGCAATCGCGGCTTTTGGTTTTGCAAAAATATCCAAAAAGAAAAAAGAACTCAAAGCCGAGTTCAGATCGCTGATGAGCGATAACGCGATTACTAGCCGCTTGACGACTGAAAAACTCGTCGGCGATTACAACGTACTCGGCGAGCATGGCGGCAGAACTTACGTTCAGATCGGCGCAACCGCCGCGAATATGTACGCAGGGTTAGGAATGTGGTCTGGCAAAGCATTCGGCCTGCAACGTTTCGCCATGCAAGAGATGAAAGACGAGTTTGGCAACGTCATCATCCGAGCCAATAACTTCAATGAACTGATGTCTATCCTTGAGCGTCAGGAACCATTTGTAAAACAAGCGCAAGACCTTATCGATCTACATGGGCATTTGAGTTTGGGAAAAGAAGGCATCGAGTTAGTAAACGGCGAATTAGTGCGAGCAGATCAGGCATTCGCGCAGATGGGTCAGCAAGGCGTAAACGCTTTGATGGCTGTGAATACGAAGTCGCTCGCGTATCAGAACATGATGCAAAAAGGCTTCGTGACAGCAACTCAGATGGCTCAGATGGGCCTAGAAAAGTTCGGCTATATGTCTGCGGATGTGTTCGATACCATCGTACGCGGTGTGCAGGATTCCGAAGGCGCGATGAAAAGCCTAGCCGAAGCCGCTCAGATTGCTATCGACAAAGGTCGGCAAGCCGCTAGTTTTGAAACAAATGGCGGCGGCAGGCAACACGGCGGCTCGTTTATGGTCGGCGGTGGCGGCGGTACGGATTCGCAACGGGTGTCGTTCATGGCAACACCGGGCGAGCGCGTCACAGTCGAAACACCGAATCAGCAACGCGCAAGCGGTAGCGATGGCGGCGGCGTGGTGAAAGAACTCCGCGCCCTTCGTGCTGATCTTGCTAACGTGGTCGCCAAGCCAATCGTAGGCGCGGTAAGCCGTGGTCAACTTGCTATGGCGGGAATGGGACGGCATTGAGTGTTTCAGATGCAGAATATCAGGCTTGGCTTGCAGACCCTCAACAGGAGCGCGTTTTGTTAGCCGAAGTGAAAGCCTACAGCGGGGGCAGTGAATCGACCTACTATCTGGGGTCGAAATACTTTCACACGGGCGCGTCAGATACCCCGGCGAATACGACTTACGAAGGTGTCCTCAAGGGTTCGCCTTTCTTCAGCACGACGATGAGCGAGGCGTTTGGCGGTCGTTCTTATGTGTCGATAGGTGAGATATCGATAGATAACAGCGACGGCGATAGGGACGCTTGGATCAATTACGCATGGGATGGCAGGGACGCAATTATTAAGATCGGCGATCCTTATTGGGACATTGCGGACTTTCGCACCATCCTGACCGGCGTGGTTGAGCGGCTTTCGATTGCCGACGATTACACGCTCAATCTGACCCTGCGCGACAATCAGCGCAAACTCGATGTGCCTTTGCAGACTTCTTTGATTGCTTCTGGCGTGGAGACCGATCAGGTTATCCCGCTTTGCTATGGCGAGGTTTACAACATTGAACCAACGCTAATCGATCAGACAACGCACGAATACCAAGTGCACGAAGGGCAGATCGAGGACATCGTTCAAGTGTATGTGGACGGGCACACTTCATCGTTGACCGTCACCAAAGATTTAACCAACGGAAAGTTCACGCTTAACTCTGACCCTAAAGGTCACGTTACTTGCGACGTAAAAGGGCATAAGCCTGGCGGCTCATACAAAACAACTCCCGGCGACATAATCAGAGAGATCGTCGGTCGAGTGCTAACCGATCCCACCGATCTGGATACTGCCGCATTTACGCAGTTCAACACGGACTTTCCTTACACCATAGGAATGTATTTTGATACGCGCACGAATCTTTTGGATGCGCTTGATTCTGTTCTTCCTGCAGGTTGGTATTATGGTTTTGATCGTGATGGTAAGTTTACTCTTGCAAGATTAAATGACCCATCAGGCGAAACATCTGAACTGACCATCGATAATCTTGAATCGCATGGCGATCTAAATATCCAAAAGGCCGACGTACCCGAATGGCGAGTCCGGGTCGGATATAAGCGCAATCATAAAAAAATGGATGTTGGCGCTAAAGCAGACGTAACAGAAGAAGAACGCGCATTTCTCGAAGTAGAGTTTTTGAACGTAGCGAAAGCCGAAGATGCAACCGTCAAGACAACGCACCTGCTTGCACAAGACCCTGACATTCTGCCGAGTACCATCGCGGGATCGAGTGACGCAAGTACAGAAGCCACGCGCCTTTTAAATCTTTTTAAGGTTCAGCGATATACCTACAACGTAAGCGCATACGTCGCGCCTTTGCAGATCGAGATAGGTTCTTGCGTGACCTTGCAGGATGATCGATTCGGGCTTTCAAGTGGGAGCAAGTGCATCGTGACAGGCATCACGGAATACTTGCTTGATAACAAAATTGAAGTGGATTTGTGGCAATAAATGGGCGATAGCAAACTTTTAGGCACTAGCCACCTCGACGGCCTCACGCTTACAGCAACAAGCGAGGCGGGAACTT